AATCCGCATTGTTGAATGATTCTCCGTCTATCTGGAAAAGAATGTCCTGAAGATCATCTGTTACAAACTGCAAGGTTTTTGACCCGTTCTTGTACACGTCTTTAGCAACCTCTAAAATTGCAGTGCATGCGTCAAGTTTTGTAAGTGTGTGCATTCTGAAAAGATCCTCAGTCACAAGACTTGACTGTACTAGGCTTCGTTCCACATTACCTACAAGTTCCTGGTTGGTAATCGCACCAAGACGTTGTGGAGGAACACCCGCTGTATTCTGTATTTTTCTTTCAATCTCCTGAAGCAACTGGATGTTGAACTGGATGTAGTTACCCATTTCAAGATTCAATTCCTTGTTCAAGGTCGACATGTTCTGGTTGATACCCATGCGTTTGTTACCCTCGTTCATGGAGTTTACAAACCCGACTCGCATCGCGCGTGCGTAATAGAACCATTTCTCAACATCCCATCCGTCAGGAATGGTGGATACGTCAATCACCGCAATCTTACCTATGTTGGTGGCAAGTGCAAGTTCAGTATCATACCAGATAATGAAATAAAGGTACAACCATGGAACTATGCGGTCCATCAATGAAGTGGACTGTGAGTTTATCGCCGAGCATATACGCCCAACATAACCTGACTTGCATTTGGATAGATTGTCTATGGACCTGAACTGCTGTGGACGGCGGCGTATCATCTCATCAATGTACATGTCCGCACCTATGCGGATGCCTTCCCAGTATTCAGAAATCCAGAACCACTCGATTCTTTGTGTGGGATCCTGCTTGTCCCATTGCCATGACTCATCAACAAGGATCTGCTGTTCCTCGCCTGTCTGTGGATCTATGTAATAGAAGTTTCCGACTTTGCGGAAGGATTTCCAACGAACCCTGAAAACAGGAATCCTGTCAAGCGCATATTCCTCACCCTCAAAGTTATAAATACTTTCAACTGTCTTGATGGTCATCGGATTGATGATCTCATTACCAGGAAAGTAATTGGCGTAATACATCTCCAACTCATCGATCTGTTGTGGAGTAAGGTATTCATAAAACTCATCAATCAATTGATTGACGGTCATGTAGTTTTGTTCAAGTATCTGGGAAGCCTCATCAACCGTGTCCACGTTTTCAGGAATGAAGAAATAAACCTGTAAAGGATTCACACGTCGAAATGACACTTCATTTGCAATCTGTTCTATGGAATAGAACTCTTCGCCGCAAAGCAACCAGTCCTTCCAACCTTTTGCAAACTCATCCTTCAAGCGGTACTTCTTCTTATAATACTGTAGGAACAAATTTGCCGTTTCCTCCCTCATGTCCTTTACGCTTTTATGGGCGTTCTTCAGAACTTCCTCAGGAGTAGGAGGTGGAGCATCAGGATTATTGGGGTCAGGTTGTACATTACGCAACAGGAAATCCTGTAATGCGCTGAGTATTGTCTGTTTAGTAAGATCCTCTTTGTCTTTTACAGCAGAGTCATTGACAACTCGTACAACAGGATTGAAAAAGCGCTTATGCTCTTCACCAAAAAGCACGTTGAAAATAGGATAAAGAATATCATAAGGCTGAAGAGTAGCAGGTAACTTGAAAGTATTAGCACCCTCACGGCTGATATTGAAAGGATTAGTAATGTGTCTGAAATGCGCCTCGTCAATCTTGTTATTGAAAAGGTCATAGTTTCTTTTCCTTTCACTTATCGTTCTTCGACGTTTAGTATCCTTAAGTTTGGTAGTAGCTATTACGGCATTTACACAATCGTACTTCCACTTTGTGGTTTCCTTCACTGTACGCGAGACCTTCTGTCTCGGCATCAGTGCTTTATTTGTGTAGTATATTTCCATCAATCTCTAATTAGGGGAATTTACAAATTTAATTAAGATACGCAGCCATAAAATGCTATAGGAGACAAATTAACTATTGTCCTATAGCATATTAGGAAAAAAACGCCCTAGGTTTGGAACCTTTGACAAATCCTGTTTTAAAGAAATCCTGTTCAAGGAACGTCTTTACCTTTTCTTCTGCGTTTACTTGGTATTTACGAAGCTCCTCCTTTTGGTAAAGTGCTAACATCAAGGCCATTACACGGTCAAAGTTGCCATCCGTGTTGTACATGATCAACTCCTTCAACAAGGGTATACATCGTATCTTGTGACAAACCTTTACGTCACCTTCATAAGTCCTTCTAAGCCAACTGTTTATCAATCCTTCACCGTATCTCTTGATTTCCAAGGGCATGTGCATACCATAACCTCGATCAACAGTCGAACCTTGCACTACATCCTTGATAAGTTTAGGTTGACGTGCAAGATAATGTAGTGATCCTGAGGCTTCAAAGTAAGTAAACACTCCTTTTTTCTCATTCTCATAAAGAGTGATTGCATTGAAATACACTGCAAGACGGCGGCATATCTCATAAAAATCATTTGCAGTTTCAGGACGTCCTGAGTATTCAGCCACAATCCTGTTTGTCAAATTGTCCAATACAATCATGGACCCAAGGGATCCTGAGTTTGACTTGTCGTGGTCATAAGGGTCAATCCCTCCTATGTAACGTCCCCACGGTATGACATGATCCTCATCCTTTTTAGGGTGCTCATAAATAACCACTGACCCTTCAGTGTTTGCCTCGGCCTTCAAAGGAAAATCATGGATAGGCCTGTTCTTGGCATTGTTAACCCATTCAACTTCTCCTTCCGGAGACATTGTCAAGTCTCCAACCCATTCAGCATCAACTAGTTTACTAGTTTCAATGTTAGCCAGAGTGTACTGAAGATCCTTAAGAGGGAAAATATTATTAGTCTTTGACAGGAAGACCTCACTGGGAACCAGCGGGTTATATACAACGTATTCATCATAGGCACTTGCATCTTTGGCTTTCTTCTTCTTTTCACGCTCCTCTTCCTCGCCTAATGCGGCAAGTTCATGATTGGTGTTACCCAACGGATCCTTGTAGTTTATCTTGGTGTATGTGGATGGAAAAAACAAAGCGATCTTTCCACGGTTTTCGTAAATGTCGTCAAACACAAGGCAGTCATACGTGTCTGGATCGTAAAACATTTTCTGAGCTGCGAGAGTACCTCCTCCGACCATATCACCACCTGTACCGATGTACATTGTGGATCCGAACTTATAGTTGTTAAGGCGTTGTGTGTTTTCATCAGCAAAATGTGATTCAATTAGATTTTCCCAAACTCCGATCTCTTCACCTATCTTCAAGGTGTTACGGCCTCCGACACCCGCTAGTGGTTTGTCTTTATAGACGCGCGGCTTGAAGCAGGACCTTGTCCCGACAAATTGCCACTTTCCTCCGACTTTCTTTTTATAGTAATTCTCCACCTTCTTACCTATCGTCCATTGTCCAGACAGGGTTTTTGCAAAAGGGGGTGGATAATAAATCCCGTTGACTTCCATGCCACCGGGATAATTGTTCAGGACGTCCTGTATTTTTGTAATGAGGTCATTGACGTAGGGGGCATTGTAGGCGCTGAGCATGATCTCGGCCGTTTCTTTTGGAATTTCTCCTGGTACATATTCCCGTTGTCCGTCTGTAAGATACTCATGAGCAGCGATATTAGCAGCCCAATAAGACTTCCCCCAACCACGAGGGCCCATAACAAGCAGGTTCCTTGCTTGGCTGTTGTATAATGGTTTTCCGAGGTCTTCTCCATGTCGTTGTCTTAAAAATGAACGGATGTCATCCACGTCTCCGACTTTTTCAAAACCTGAGATTCCACGTGCCTCTATCCAATAATAAGCCATGTCCCATACATAATCAAGATCCCACGGCCTGTCCTTTTTCCTTGTCTTCTTTTCACCAAGGATTATTGTCGCGTAATTAAGGTAATGGTAGAGTTGTGGCGGACACCACACTCCGTTTATCCACACCCCTTCAATAACTTTCTTCTTTTCACCGCGCCAGAAATCCAGATACCCATGACTCATGGGATGTAGTTTTGGGATTTCCGCTAGTGTAAAGTCCCTCCTGTCGTTCCACATCAGATCTCTCCTTTCTCAGTGAGACTTTCCATCCCACCGCCTATCATGGTTCCACCCTCACCCTCTTGGACAAGGCGGGACATGATCTCTTCATACTCCGAATATAACTTAGTGTTTGACAAGAGTCGTTTTTCAATCTCGTCAGCCGTCTCGGCGTTGTATTTCAAAGTACGCATGTACTCCGTTTTCTCATTCATCAGCCTTTCCCATTCAGCCATCTGCTTCATGGGCACGGACTTGAACATGTCCCAGGCCTTTACATACTTTTCAGTCGTTGTCCAGTCAAACCCAGGTTCCTTCAGGATATCTTCCGCTATTAATTTCTTCCTTTCATTGTCTGAAAGGGCACGGTATTTTGAATCAAAGTCAGCAAAAAAGGCAAGTGCCCACATCAATCGACTTGAGTGGGACTTGCCTTTTGACTTGTCCTGTGTATATAATTCCTTGAAAGGCTCAGGAACCCTGAGTTGGGGGTTGATTTCCCAAAAGTTGGCACTGATGTCCCAGGATTCGATGACTTTCATAGGTTATCAATTCAGGTTCTCAAGTTTATAAATAGTACTATAAAGCAATGTCTCAATCTCATCGATCTGGTTCTGGAAATTGCTTTCCTGACAGATGTCCTTGCGGGTAGCCTTCACATAATTCAAGACTTCCTTCACATAAGGAACCGCTTTTGAAAGGGTGCTGTCGTAACTCACTCCGCCCATGGCGTAGTTGAGGATGCCGTATTTGCCTTGAACTGACTCGGCAAGACCATCAGCCAGATCAGGAAGAGCATCATACAATTCATTCAATGCCTTGTGCATTGCAAATGAACCAGGGCCCTTGCAGATCAGGTGATAGATGTGGATCTGCGCGGCACAGTGCAGAAGTTTGGTGATGAATTCACCTTCTTTATTGGTAGAGGATTTCATCATTGATTTCATCCCAGTGGGAACGCTTGGTAATTTAGCCATTTTATTAGTCGTTTATTTTGGATTTGAAGTCGGCCTCATCCTTGAGGTAGTTCATATCGACCTTCATCATCACGTCAAAGTCACGGAGGATGGCGAACTCTCGGTCATACATCTTGAACACGTCAACCTGCATGGGACGCAGGGCAACCCATTCGCCTACCTTGATGTCGGTCTGCGGACCAGCGGCTACCACCGGATGGGCGATGCTCTTGGTGTGTTCTGATTTCTCAGGAAGATAGATTCCTCCTGAAGTCTTTAAATTACGCACATACTCTACGATAATGTGCCCGTTCATTGGCGTTAAATGCTTACGCATTTTTTCGTGAATTTCCTTTTGATCCATATTTTTTTGTTTCTTGTTGTTGAAATCCTATTGTCTTGTTAACAAATCCGATCTTGTATTTGGCCAGTTCCCCGTAAGACTCTTCCAACACAAGCCATCCAAGGTTCTCATAATATATTCTGCAGGTATCCGGACTCAGATTCCCTTTTGAATCGTAATCCTCGTCTATTATGAGGATACGTGAAAGGTGTATCACGCTCTTCCTTGATACGGTCTTTTTCAAAACCCTTCCTTTGACGCTTACCAAAGGGGTTTTGTAAGTAACCTCTATCGAGTCTAAGTCTGTTCCGAGGATTGCCATTTGTTAAGCGGGCATTTTGATTCCATACTTCTTGCTTTTGCGGCAAGAAGACATCCGCAGTTTTTGCAATATGATTTGAAATCCACCGTTTTAGGCGTGGAATTCTGGTCACACGATATGCACTCCTCAAGACGCTTGTAAGCAAGCGCCTCCACCTTGTCATTAGGAAAAATCATGTTCTTCCACCCGTTGACAATTTCGGGAAACTTAGAGATAAATTGGAGGGATAACAGGCTCATTCGGTTTATCTACAGTAAGTGTATCAGTACTCACATATCCAAAGGTACCATTTTGTTTTGGAAAATCCAAAAGTGGAATGGCATGCAATGAATATCCGTCAAATCCTTTTTCAGACAGTTCAACCAGTGTATTGGCCATCTCTTTCAATCCGGAATTGCCGTACACGGTTATCAGTTTCTTCTCGGTATCAATTATGAACCTCATAACCAAATCTCTAACTTGATCAATGTGTTCAACAACTGGTCATCAGAAGGATTGCTTGTGTAATCAATGGTGTTTATACCTATGCTGCCTAAACTTCTTATATACGCTACGGCACAATAACTGTCAGGGGCGGCAACCTGTCCGGAAGATATGGTTACAATGCTCTTTGTCGAATTGATCAAAGGATGAAACATCTCATAAACGCCTGTTGCATTGTAGACAAATGTAGGGCTGGCTTCAAGATTGCTGAACAACACCTGTGGAACAGGAGCGTCACTGCCTGACTGGGTCAGGTAAGCCATGTATGTGAACAAAGGCTCACGTGCGATTATCTTCTCAAATTCCTTCCCATAGGAAATCCCGAAGAAGACTGAAAGTCTATGTAGGTTATTTAGCATTTTTGGATATGTGAACATTTTAAAAATTTAAAGTGTGAGTTAATTTAATTTCAACAAGGTGTCATATCATATTGAATCAATCCACTAAAATTATCATCTAAATACAATGATATAGGTGAACTATCATTAAACCAGTTAATGGCGTTATTCAATGTTATGGTATAAGAAGTATCTGGATTGACAACCAAACTGTAAACTGCATCTTGTCCATACAATTGCCTAAAGAACAATCCAGCTGATATTTCATCAGTCAAATCAATTTGACTACCATATGGTGGATTAGAAAGCACATTGATGTTAGAAGTCACAAGTGGGGTATTATAATCTATGACATATAGATAAGTATAAAAACCATCAATGGTAACAGAATAACATTGTAATGCTTGACAAGGCAAGGCAAATGCTGACATTGGATTGAATTCAATTGTCATCACTAATCCACCAAGATCATATACATCAATGTTCATTCCTGAAGTTCCGTAATAATATAAATTGCAACCACTAAAAATAAAGTTTCCAGCATCATTCCAAATACCATATAATTCACCACCATTGGTTTGCATCATTGTTCTCAATGCTCCATCACCAATGTTGTTTATAAACAATGGTTGCGTCAATGCATCATCAAAAAACAAATCATTTGACATAACTGCTCCAAAGTCAACATAAGAAATATACAGGCAAGTTGTTGGTAACGCCGGAGTTAACACAGAAACGGAAGCATTGTTCCAAACCCTTATCTTTATCGGAGTGTTCCTCAATATGGAATCAGCCGGAGATCCACTGTCATTGACCATCAATTCAACATATCCTGTATAAACAGTGGCTGTAATGGTATTGTCAACAAAGGTGTTTCCTTGCGCATTCTGGATCTCAACCTCCATGTAACCTGGTTTGAACAGGTTGCAATGTATCCGGTAAATACCTATTCCCTCATAACTGAAGTAAACGGGACTCGCGGAAACAAGGTCATTATACAAAACATTCTCGACAGGAGCATCAGTGCCCGTTTGTGTAAGGAATGCGATATACATGTAATCGGGAGACTTGGCCATTGCATTCTTCAATGTGTCGGCGTTGTTCCATCCAAGCTTGTCATAAAGCTTTTGTATATCATTAAATCTTTTATTCAGTGCCATATTTTTTATCGTATTTACCAGGGTTCATCAACATGAGCTTCTTCCTGGGTACTATGAATTTACCAAACTTAGGCAACAATATATTATCTATGTCGCCTTCACGCATCGTCTCAGCCACCATTTCAAAGATACTTTTATATATCATTTCGGCATGAAACTTTGTAATACCGTGTTTCACAGCTACTTCCAACAGAACCTTATCTATATCAACCTTCATTTCTCAGGAACAAAGCTGACATACAATTTGAACTTGTTATCCTTGGGATACTTTGTAAGACTGGTATTCAGTCCCTTCTCAAGGATCAACTCCTTCTCTTTCAGGCTGGAAAGCAACTTATTGAACATCCTGGTGTTTATCTTGATCTTCTTCCTTACCGCTTCCAAGGTCTCGGGAGACGTAAGCAAGGCATCAAGTGTATCCTTCGGGTAGTTCCTGTGGTTATAATGCAAGGTCAATAAAGCGGCAAGTATATCCAACTCACCTTTGCTTAACATGAGCAATGGGTTCAACCACGCAAGGTACGTGTGAAAGAACCTGTTTCTTGGAGTCTTGACAACCAGCATTATACTTTGTTTTCCACAAAGATAATATATTATTTCAAATAACAAATTTTACACACATCTTGGCTTATCCAGACTAATCTGAATCAAGCGATATGTATAAAGTATTGGTTTAGATTGAATTAGATACACTTAGGCCCTTAGAAAAATATTTCATTTTTCTTTAACCTACTCAATTCCAGCGGTTTTCCTTCAAGTCGTCTGACCAGTTTCCTGGTTTTACCGTCATACTGGAGGCATCTCTATCAACCCTTAGCCTTTTACCCAGTCAAGAAGTGGTATGACCACTGGGGGTAGTTACCTCTATTCGAGGGCTATCACCCCTGGGAGAATCTGCCCCTATACATCAAGTGCCAATGTGGTAAGCAGACAAGTCCCATATTTTATAAAATGAAGCTTACGGGCTTCATTTTGATGCTAAAGTCCGAGGACTTTTTAAAGCACGTCTTATGGTGCAAATATAATACAAAGAATATCACAAACAATACCAACGACCATTTAATTCTTATCAGGCCTATAGCATTTTCCCACTTCCTTACGGTCCATACTGACATTCTTACAAAACCGCAAGTCCTTATTATTCAATGTCCAGATCTCCCCATTATCCAAAGCAACTGTGAACAGGAGGTCATGCTCCTGGCTATAGTCAATAACCAGAAAAGCATACCCTTCCATTTGATGCTCAATGGAATACACGGGAATCATGGGATTTAATTGCAACACCATCCTACAAAAATAAAAATTTTTTTTAAAAAAGTGTGAGGGTTACCCTACTTATCAAAGCACCCCACCTAAATCTTGGCGGGAAACGGACCCCCGCCAGAAAGAAATTCGGTCCGAAACGAACCTAATTTAATTTAATTATGGCTAAGCCAAAATCAAATCTCTTCCAAGACCTAGAGCAGGCCTTGGACTCAATGCTCGTCGTGAATGAAGTTAATATTGAACTTCAAGATTCACTCGAGGTGTCAGGCAAGTCAGCTCCAGTAACTGGAACTGCCCGCCTTATTGGAGGCCCATCTGCGAAGGGCTCCTATTCTTACGCCATGGCTATCAAAGATAGCACAGGTAAGAATCAAGTCTTCAAGTTCTTTACGAAAGAACTGTTGAAGGACTTGAAACTTACTGACGTAACTTTCGGTGCGCAGAAGCTTCCTGACGGTAAGCAATTGCTATGGCTTAATTCTTAAGCCAGTGAGAAGGAGAGACAATAGTCTCTCTTTCTCTTTTGATACTATGTATATAACCAGCTTATTATCTGCTGTTTCTATTATATAGCATATCTAGCAAAAGTGCCTGTGTATAACAGTTTAAAAAACTAAACAAGATGAGTGTAAAAGTAATTGGTAGGATTGAGTTGCCTGTAGTGGTGACTACCTACAAGTGTTGTACGTGTAAGGAGTTCAAGGTTGTGGATCATTTCATATGCCATCCCTCGTGTACTCCGTATCCTGAGTGTGTGGAATGTCAAATTCGAGAGGAGTTATCTTTTGATAGGGATCACTGGTTTGTTAAGGACCGGTACAATTTCCGTAAATATACACATCAGCTTGATGATTTATAGTATGATAAGCCAACAAACCCAAGTGGTACAGGGGGTAACTATCTGCAGATAGGGATGTATAGAGTTCGTTTGACTCTATGGCCACACTAGACATATTGGTAAACACATAGGGAACAACAGGTTATATGTCAGCCTGCCTTTAATCTCTAGACATCCTAGTTATAACCTCACAGGTAAAACTTGTACTGATATACAGGTAATCCTATACTAGGTAGGTTGTTGATTCCACGCTAGTGACTTGCGTGTAATAAATTAAGACTGTCATATGAAACACACTCTAACTTCCTTGGAAAAGGTTGCACCGCTTGTAGGTCATGGTGCGTAATGTAAAAACAACCTTCTGATGATGCTAAGAGGCATTAGTAACCCAATGCACTATTCTCACTTCCCAAGGGTGAGCAGTTGTAATACTAATAATTTCTGCCTAACGGGCAGTTTTGTATTAGAAATAATACTTGTTGACAGGAGATTTGTAGGCATACAAATAAACAAAAACAACAGTATTACAACTGAGTGCAGAGGGGTTAATAATGCACTTCAGTTGTGATACAAATAAAACTCGAAAGCAGAATTGGAGTCCTGCCGATTAAAATGGTGGATCAAACAGGCGAGATAAGCTAAAGCTTGACCTGTTCCACAAAAGCTCCTCGTATCACAACTAAGTGCATTTTCATTTGACTCTAACCCTTAAACATATACTGGAAAATGGAACATTTCTATGTCATTGACCGTGAACTTGTGGGATTCTATTATGTACCTTATGCTGGATCAGCACCTATTCACGGAACACTTGAGTGTTCTGAGGATGATTTGCCGAGAAATGTAAAGTTCTTTGCAAATCAGAAGGAGTGCTATGTAGCGGTTCATATTGATCATTTCGGATCTCCACCGCAATTTGCTAATGAATAAATAAGTGATTACTAACCCTTTAAACCCATATAGCTATGAGGAAAATATTAGTGAACAACTGTTATGGTGGATTTGGTTTCTCTGAGGAGTTTGAAACCCACCTGCGTACCAAGTATCCTGACTTGTTTGATGACGAGTTATGTTATACTGGTGATTCTCCTTGGTTTGACTTCCGCAGTGGTTTGATTGCGGATGAAGCCATTGAGTTTGGTCTTGATAAGGCATCTGGTAGGTTTGCCGATCTCTATGTTGAGATGATACCTGATGGTGCTTCTTATGAGATCCATGAGTATGATGGTAGGGAGTGTATTCAGCACACCTTTATCACGCTGAATATGTCTGATCTCCGTCGCGGGCTCACTGATGAACAACTTGATCTTGTCAGCAAAGTCCACTTTGTTCAGGTCAATGATGACCGTCCTTCCTTAGCAGACTCCTGGGATGGTGATGAAACACATCATCAGTCCTGGGGGTGCTGACCCTCTTACAAACCGTTTCAATTTAACATTAACAAATACTAAAAAACTCAAAACCGTGGATTTAATCAAAGCAATTCTATTACTGGAACTACGCATCCAGAAAAAAATCATCGCCATCGAGTATGAAGATGGCTCGGGCTGTAAATTTAATTTCAAGCTCGAAGGATCAAACAAATGGTCATACGTTGACCTTACAGATGATTTGATACCATAACATAACCTTAAAAACGAACCAAAAATGAAAAAAGAATTCAGCAAAACTGAAGCCTTGATAGGGATGATATCCCTATCATTGGCCATGTTCGCATTGGATGCGGACAATTTCAAGACTGCAACAGTCTTTGGGATAATAGGCATGGTGGCCATGGCAAGCGTATTGCTTGACATCGCAGCATATAACGCAACTAAAAACAAGGAGGATAAACAATGAAAAACCTAATCTACATGTTGATTATCATTGTCACATTAATGGTTGTTTGGCTCTTCCTGACTGTATTCATCGCATTCTTCGGTGAGATGGATTATGTCACTGCGTTACGTCACCCTATACAGGTATTCTTCGCAATGTTTATCTATTGGTGGCCTCCAATCCTTGTATTGGATGATTACGACAATATGATGAAATCAAATACGGGAGTGTCACGTTAGACACTCCCTTCATACCTTCTAATCCTAAATCACTAAACTCGTGAACTCAGCAAAATTAACAGCAATCAAAGATATCCTGATGGACGCTGAATATCAGGAATCCAAGAAACAAGGTCAAATCAGCGGAATGGGTGTTGTGACACCTGGAAAAACAAAATTCGAACAATTTGTAAAAACGAAGAAAAAGCAAAATGAAAAACTTTAACGACTGGTCGTCAATGACGGCTCTTGTATTGGCAATCCTGTTGTCAGGATTAGCCATAGGCATGACCTCCTATTATGCAGGTAAGATGGCACATCAATACCCTGAACCTGAAATCATTGAAATAGAATCATTGTGTTACAGCCTTGATCCTGGAACAGACGGAGTGATCAAACTCCGTATAGACGAGGACTCATTGTATAACGCGGTGTTTGTACAACAAGGGGATACATTCGCGCTTGATGCGATGACATCCTATGAGTTTGATTCCCTTGTAAATATACTGTATTCTACGACCAAACCATGAAAACCGCGAGTGCATTTGCAATTGTAGTGCTTGCATGGTTTGGTTCGTTCCTTGTGTTGTTCCTGTGTATCACCGTGGTTAGTGCGGTGATCACAGGGATAGCCGGGGTTAGCCACATTGAAGTGATGGCAGAGTCATACAAATCCTTTGCTGGAATAGCAGGAATAGTGTCGACAATGTTCTCATTGATATATGCCAAACAAATGAACCTCATAAAATCTGATTCAAATGAATAACAGGTTTCTTGAACTCGTCAAAATGGCGTCTGAAGCGCCAAAGACTGAAAACGGAGAACCGCTTGTCGAAATAATAGGCATAGCGAAACTACCATTGTTTTACATTTACCTTAACTAATAAAAACTAAAATCAACTAATTCAAATCCAGCATGAAAAACTCAAGATGGAACAAGGATCAGGAGGAAATCCTGATTCAAACTGTCAGCAAATCATCAACAACTAGCAAGGGCATACGCTCTGCTTCAAGGAAACTGAAGCGCACTGCGACCAGTTGCGCACAACGCTATTATCTTCTGCAAAGAAAGACCGACAAGCGTATGAACAAGAAACTGGTAAGCACAGGGAAATCAACGTTTCTTCCTGTACAGGGCAAAGTGAAGGCCATCACCATCAGTCTTAAAGGGATACAATTGATATTCTAACCCTTAAAAAGACGAACCATGACACCAAATCAATTCCTGACAATGCGATGGAACAACGTTCCATTGGCGAAGATTAACAACACTTACAAAAGCAAGATCATCGCGACTTTACCCAAACGCAAGATCTGGTATGGCTATACCGCGGAACAATGGCGGGCTGCGTTCAAATTCAAAGAGGACGCGGAAAAGGAATGTCGTGAAAACAATATCAAGGCTGCGCATGAACTGATACAAATGCGTAGACGCAAAGAGTTTGAATTACAAAGGGCCACATATAAACTGTTCGATGGTATATGCCGTGCACTGAACATTGTGAATCCCTGAATCAAAGTAAAGCATAATCAACCATCAATTAATTATTAACTTCTAAAACTTAAGTAAAATGAGCACTTCAAAAGTAAAAGTAACAACCTGCCGTAACGAATCAACTGATCTTATCGGTATTTCTCCAAACAACAGTGACTATGGTTTTATCCGTATTGAATCCGCTGATATCGCACAAATAGGTGCGGGTGGTTGGATCAACACCAACCGTAGAACCACTCTAATCAAAGGCAAACTTGCTGATTTGACATCATGGGTTAAAGCCAATGGCATCAAGGTTGGCAGTGAGTTGCCTGGTAAGATCATAATCAAGGAGCAGACTCTCCCTTTCTATGAAGGACAGGAGCCAAAGCGTGCAGGTAAAGACGGTGAAGTTCTTCACACAGATGGAGAACCTATCTATCGTCAAACTGAATTCACGCTTGACATGAATGCTTTGGATGTGGTTATCAAGCATGATAATGTATTATCTGCTGCAAGCAGAATGATGGCTAACAATGACATCAATATCAAGTAATTAATTCGGGTTAGAATCGGGGAGATATATAAAGTATCTCCCCGCTTTTCAATCTTCAATACAACGAACCATGCCAAAAAAGAAGACAGAATACTGGGATGACTTCATATTCCAGGCCAATATAGCAATAGGAATACTATCAGCAACAGCAATAATACTAATACTACTCTTATGTTAGAAGAAGTAAAACGTAAATCCCTCTTGATCAGGGAATCAGGCAGATCAACAGACTTTATAAGTCCAAGCTTTGGATATGGTTGTCTGTATAACTGTACATATTGCTACATGAAACGTCATAAACCTGAAGGACTTGACGTTGCAAAGAACACAGTTGACATACTGAATGCCATAAACATCCATTCATGGTTGGCTGATGTGCAGAAGCCCAATCAGACACACGAGCAATTCATTACATACGACATCTCCTGTAACGAGGACTTCGCATTGCACGCCAAACATCACGATTGGCGCAGGATATTTGATTTCTTCAAAGATCATCCTACTGCAATGGCTTCATTTGCAACAAAGTACGTAAACAAAGATCTTCTTGATTATAAAGCCGAAAATGAGAATTATGAAAACAAGATCAGGATACGCTTCAGTTTGATGCCACAGGATTATTCCACATTGCTTGAACCTAACACAAGCACCATAGAGGAACGTCTTGAAGCAATAGAATCCTTCCATGAAGCTGGTTATGAAGTACATCTGAATTTCAGTCCTGTAATTGTATATCCAGGCTGGCTTGACAAGTATCGTGACTTGTTCACTCTTGTAAATCATTATGTCGGAGATGCCTATTACAATGATCAAGTCAAAGCGGAAGTCATCTTCTTGACACATAATGAGAACAAGCATCATTATAATGTCGTAAACAGACTTTCAGGTGAAGACCTGTTATGGCAACCTCATATGCAGGAAGAGAAAACCTCGCAATACGGAGGTAAGAACATAAGGTATGAGCACAATCTGAAGCGTCAATTCATAGAACAATTCATTGAATTACACGATCAAATCATACCTTGGAACACAATACGTTACATATTCTAACCATTAAATTGTAAAACAATGACTACATTATCACAATTACAGAATTTCGTAAAGAACGCGATCCATAAATACCCACAACTCGAAGATCAAATCGCAGAATACTATCAAATGTGCATTGATGAGATTGAGAATGGCGAGTCCATGTACAATGAGATGAACCTTTGCGAAAACAGCATAAACGAAGCAATTGTTGAACACTTAAAAACCTATAACTGATGGGCTTGGACATGTATTTACATAAGGAGACTTATGTTGGAGCACAGCACGAATACCGTGATGTGCAGGGCACTATAAATTTGACTTGTAAAGGTGATAATGACGAAAGAGAAAAGATTGACATTGTATTTCACAAGGTCGTATCAATAACCGAGCATGTGTTGTACTGGCGCAAAGCCAATCACATACATAAATGGTTTGTAGACAATGTACAGAATGGAAAAGATGATTGTGAAGAATATCACGTGTTTCGTTCAACACTTGAGGAACTGTTTCAAGTATGCGATGAATTGCTACGCGTTCCTGAAGGTGATGAGCGCAACAATCTGGCAATGAAGTTATTACCTCCACAACAAGGTTTCTTCTTTGGTACCTATGACATTAATGAATGGTATTGGAATGAAGTGATAAAGACTCACGAGTGTCTCAAGGCTATTCTTGATGAACCTTATAATATCAATATTTCGTACAAATATCAATCATCTTGGTGATGAAAAAAGATGAAAATGACAATTTTATGCCTTATATTTGGGCTATAATCTTATCAACATGTGTGATATTCTGGACATGGATAATAATACAGCTCACGAAATAAGGGCATTCAACGACTTTGTCGCTGAATTCACAAGAACCTGTAGAAAGAGGTTCAATATGAAAATCGAAGTAATTCCGGAAAGACTGCAAAGCATTGATCCGGAATTACTTCTGATTGTAGCAAGGGAACTGTTGACTGAAAAAGGTTATGCATTTCCTCAAGGATTAAAGACTAAACGTAGATTACGTGACTTGGTGTATTTGAGACACGCGTTCTGCAAAATGTGTTTTGACAATGGACTGGCTAAGAACAAGATAAAGAACTATCTTGAACTGGACCGTTGCACCATCATACACTCCATCAAAAGTGCCAACATGTTACTCGACACAAAAGACAAGGAATTCATTAAAACCTATTACAACTTACTTAACTCTTATGCAGACAAGCAAAAAGACAGGGACATTGCTGATGGCATTCATGTCAATGATAATGATGTGCTCATGTGCGAACACACGTCAGAAGAAACTGTGGTGTTTCCAACACAAGAAACGTTATAACAAGGAAGTCAGGTATCCTGGATCATGGTATCATCCAGCAGTCACCAAGGAATCACGTAAAATGCTAAAACAACAAAGATTCCAATGATAGCCAGGGTATCCGAAGGTAAGATCTACCAACTGTACGACAATGAGATATTTGTCTTTGGTTCCAATGAAGCGGGAATACATGGAGCAGGTGCCGCGCATCAGGCTTACTTCATGTTTGGCGCTGAGTATGGAAAGGGTGAGGGATTGTACGGACAATCATATGCAATCCCCACAAAAGACTACAGAATCGACAAATTGCCATTACATCACATTTGTGATTATGTGCATAGATTCATCGATTTTGCATATCAGAATGTGCAATATGACTTTCTTGTAACGGAGATTGGCTGTGGATTGGCAGGCAACAGAGTGGAGGACATAGCTCCAATGTTCAAGCCAGCTCTTGAACTTGAGAATGTGTTTCTTCCAAGAAGATTCTCTAAATTTCTATTGTCTTAAACATTAAACCAATGGCTGATATCACAATGTGCAAGGGAACAAATTGTCCTTTGCGCCACAACTGCTACAGGGTGAATGCTAAACCCGATGAATTTTGGCAATCATATTTCACAGAACTTCCTTATGATAAGAAAAAAGGAAAGTGCAGTGAGTATTGGCCTGAGGATTACTATGATTCAAATCTAATCTTAAAACCAGACAAGAATGAAGATAAGTGACAACATCACATTGGCGGAGGCAATCAAAAGCCAGACTGCTGTAAGAAAAGGAATTGACAATGCTCCTAATGATGAGCAAGTCAGGGCAATGAAAGCCGTGGCAAAAAACTGCTTTGAACCATTGCGTGAATGGCATGGCAAACCTATTGGAATATCAAGTTTCTTCAGAAGCAAACCCCTCAACAAGGCTGTGAATGGTTCACCCAAATCACAACATATGCTGGGTCAAGCGATTGACATTGATGCTGACATATTCAAAAATGGTTTGACCAATGCACAGATCTACAATTGGTTGAAGAAGAATGTTGATTTTGATCAGTTGATATGGGAATACGGTGATGACAAGAATCCAGCATGGGTTCATGTGTCATATGTAGGACCAGGTAAGAACCGTAAACAGGAATTGAGGATATCATGATAGACAAACAGGCTAAACAAGCAAAGGATACAGCCAAAAAGATCTATTTGAAAGTGTATAAACAACATCGTAAGATGGATTTCAGGACTGCAATATCAGTATCCCAGACTGTCATTGATGGAATACTTGAGACAGTGCCCAAGAAGATATTCAATGGTGGACTGCTTGGTGATACTCCCAATCCAACATATGACTTCTGGGTCAATGTGAAGAATGAATTACAAAAAACAGAGGAGGAACTATGAGCAACGATCCAGGAGAAAACCCATTGTATGATTATCTCTTCCATTACAATCCTCATACTCAATTATGGAGTGCGTTCAAACGTGAAGACAAGGAAGCGTACTTCAATGGTGAAAAACCGAGGACTGAGATTCTGAAGGCAAAGGACATTAAGACCCTGATGGGTTTCATCAAAAAACATTAATCCAATGACAGAAACATTTGAATATGAGCTCGAGTTCATCGGGCCAGATGATGTATTGTGCACAGTCTGTGTTGAAATAACCGATAAATATCATGATGGTACTGATGATTATGGAGCCCATACCATCAATGAAGGATGGAAAGTGATTGGTTATTACGACGAAGATGGAGGCAAGCTTCCTAAAAACCCATCATGGCTTGACATAGCCACGATTGAATCAGAGTTGTTTGAAAGACATAGTTGATTAATAATACTTCATTTACTGCACCTTGAATGGTGCGAAATAAGCAATCCTTAAATTATGGTAGAAAAGACATATAAAATCTGGATGGTCATTGAAGAATGCACAATTGACGATGATGGAAATGAAACTTATGAGGACTTCGATGAATACACAGTTTCCGCTGGGAAATATTCATCACTTGAAGAAGCTCAAAACGCCATGGAACGCATTCATAATGAAACAAAATAAGTAATCCATGAGGGAAGCGGAGATTATGCCTTATATTCTCCGCATAAAGTAAAGCATTAACTTGACAAACACACACAGTAAGTCAAGTTATAACCCAACCAAGGGCAATGCGGGCTCATACCTGCGGAGCAAGGTGACAGCCGGAAAGACGGTAATAAGGCATGCACATTGGTTGTAACATGGTAACACTGACAAGTAGGGGGTTCGAGTCCCTCATGTGCATCAAATCGGGTATAATGAGTGATAAAACGGACAAAAACACACCCTTTTGGGTACTAAATGACACATTATGAATCAAACCGCACTACAACAGTTCATTGAATGGGGGAACCAAATGATTGGTGACCATCCTGCCAAGACATTGAGCTTCTATGAAGCCATAGACAAGGCTGAAGAGTTGCTTATAGTGGAGAAGGAGCAGATTATGGATGCTCACATAGAAGGTCAAAGAGTATTTGATAATTATCAACATACGCAATGGACCACGGACCAAGCGGAATTATATTACAATGAAACATATAAAAAGGAATAGACATGGTGTATTTCATAGGCAATGACGGATTGCTTCAAAGCGATCTGTATCAAAAGGCCAGTCTGCAGGAATGCATTGACTGGCTTTCTGGTCTTGATGAGGTCAATCTGGATACTGAGACTGAGGGACATTTCAACCACAAGAACAAGATATTGATGCTTCAGATGAACTGGGCTGATGTGACATATGTCATTGACGTCAGGTACACGGACATCAGTGTGTTGAAAAGGTTGGAGCAAATCAAGGTCACAGGCCAGAACCTGAAGTTTGATTACAAGTATTTGAAATTCCATGGTATCACATTGGAGAATATCTATGATACCATGCTTGCGGAATGCTGCATTACCAATGGCTATGAAACAAGATCCCTGGGTCTTGCTCATTTAGCCGACAAGTATTGTGGCATAAAGCTGAACAAAGCCGTGCGTGGACAGTTCTCTGACATCCAGGGACAACCATTCACTGAGCAGCAGATAATGTATGGCGTAGGAGATGTGACATGTCTCACCCAGATCAAGGAAGCGCAGCTTAAGAAACTTGAAGAGCTTGACATCCTACCATGGGTTGAGAATGAGTTCAACGCTTGTCTCGCCCTTGCGGACATTGAGTACAACGGCATGGGATTCAGCCGTGAAGCATGGATTGAATTGGCGTCCAAGGCACAGGAGAGTGAAATCAAGTATGAAGAGGAACTCAACAGGCTTGTCCTTGAGGAACCAAAGCTTGAAAGGTTTGTAAAGCCCATGGTGCAGGCAAACATGTTCGCAGGCATTGAGGATGGATTTGAACATGAAAGTCCAGTCAACATCCTATGGTCCAGTCCAAGCCAGGTCGACAGAGTCTTCAAAGCATTGGGTCTTGACTTGGAAAGCACGAGTGAAAGGTTTCTTGTCAAGTATCAATACAAGTATCCGTTGATCAAGACATTCATTGATTACAAGAAACAACAGAAGCTTGTGACAACCTATGGTCTGGATTTCATGGACCACGTCAATCCAAACACAGGCAGGATACACACCTCGTTCTGGCAAATGGCGGAGACAAGTCGTGTGACTTCAGGTTCAAAAGAGGAGCGTGCTCCCAACATGCAGAACATTCCTGCAAAAATTGAATATAGGAATTGCTTCACTGCGAGACCTGGATTCAAGATGGTGAGTTGTGACTTCAGTGGCCAGGAGTTGAGACTATGCGCCGAGGGCAGTCAGGAACCACTATGGGTTGACGCGTTCAACAATGGTGAGGACCTGCATTCCAAGGTGGCGTCAATGGTGTTCAATGTACCGATGGATCAAGTCAGGGACAAACCTGAGTTTCTTCGTGGCAAGTCCTATCGTGACGCTGCGAAGACTGTGAACTTCGGTCTTATCTATGGCATGTCCAAGTTCAAACTGGCTGATACATTGAGCATTGAAGTCAAGGATGCGGACAAGATCATCAAGGATTATTTCAAGGCGACAGCCAATCTCAACGCGTATCTCTCTAAATGTCGCAAGTATGGCATGAGCAAGGGATTCATCAGATCATTCAAGCCATACTCAATCATCAGATGGTTCCCAAAATGGGAATCCCTTAAGGAAAGGGATGACTTCAAGATGGTCGGAGAGATTGAGCGTGCCTCAATGAACACTCCCATCCAAGCTTCGGGCGCTCAAATGGTCAAGCGTGCATTATATCTCATTCGTAAATACATAAAAGACCACTCAATGAATGATAAAGTCCACATTGTGATGACTGTTCATGATCAAATCGATTGTGAGGTACAGGCGGACTTTGCGGAAGAGTGGTCTCTGATTCAACAGAGATTGATGCAGGAGGCAGGCATGGAAATGATCAAGACAATACCAGTATTAAGTGACATAACAATCAGTGATTCATGGACCAAATAAACACAACCATTATGGAAAAAAAGTTATTTGTAATTGACGGATACAGGATTTGGGCTTATACATATGAAGAAGCCCTGGAACATTATAAAATGATAATCAGATTCTAAACAATATGGAAGTAACCATTGAAGTGGAGTTTTATTGTCCTGTTCCTGGAAAAGGGAACTTGCCTGTCTTACAGGCTGCAGAAACAATTACAGCCTCTACGGAATCAGAGGTATTCAGAAAGATACATATGCGCAACTCTGTGTTGCAGTATGTGAACAATGCATATTGGAGAGTAAAGGACGAGTCAATCAGAAAAAAGTATTTTGATTGGACTTCGTTCATATTCAATGACTTACAATACCCTTTCGAACAGGAAGGATTATTCATCTATTTAGACAAAACCAACTAAACAATTCAGCATCAAATGAAACAGGACATTCTTAATTCAAACCTGCAGGATGTAACCATAGTAGGTGAAATCCAATCTCACAAAGCTGAGATTGACGCAGAGGATCTGGGGTGGATACTCCAGATCTTATCAAGCAATCTGTATTCAGATCCCATCGGTTCACTTGTACGGGAGTACAGTTCAAACGCGTGGGACGCGAATGTCGAGTCAGGTAACAGGGACAAACCCATCGAGGTGGGCATACAGACTGACAAGGATCAGGGATCATATTGGTATGTGACTGATCTTGGCCCAGGCATATCGCCTGAAAGGATTGAGAAGGTTTACCGTAAGTTCGGTAAGTCCACAAAACGTGAATCAAATGAAGCCATCGGCATGATGGGTCTTGGTAAGTTCGCAGGTTTGAGTTACACTGACCAGATCTACATCACCACCCGTCACAACGGCATGCAGTATCAGTACATCATGCACAAGGCGGATGGTCTTCCACAGATCGACATGCTTGGCATCAGTCCGAGTGATCTTCCAAGCGGCACTACAATCAAGGTGTTCATCAATGGTTGGAATGACAAGCGTGACTTCATCAAAGCCACCAAGCAACAACTTTGTTTCTTTGAGAATGTGTATTTCAACATTGACGAGGAGGCACAGATGAACAACTACAAGATGATCAAGGGCAAGTCATTCACATATTCCGAGCTTTCGGACAGGCCTTTGCGCATCAAGCTGGGTCCTGTAAGTTATCCTTTGGATTGGTCCAAGCTCGATTCAAATATTTCCGCCAAGTATAGAAGTGGAAATGAGAGTTATGGGGATCTTGCTCTGAACTTCAGCATAGGTGAACTTGCAATCACTCCAAACCGTGAGTCAATCCTTTACAACAAGAAGACTGTTGAGAATGTCCAGAAAAGACTTGAAGAATTTGACAAGGAGATTGTGGCATTGTATGACGCCAAGAACACGGAGGTTGAAGATCTTGAGGATTTTGTCAAGATGCTTAGGAACAAATGCGTGAAGATAAGTAATCAGATGTATTATCTCACTCCCAGTCAAAGCGCCCAGGTCACAAAACCTGTGAGGTTGAAAGGCTTTCCATATCATTTGAATGTAAATGACTGGCGTCTGATCCTTTCGAATTACATGGGATATGCCACTATTCAAGGAGGCAAGAAATCAAAACAAGCCAAAGATGACAATGGTAATACGCGTTATTATGCGCTTAGTCACAGTTTTCTTGAGACATTGAATGGTGGATGGAGCAACATCAAAGTCCTGTTGATGGAGACACACACGCTTGATCCTAAACGCACCAAGTTCATGTGTGAAACCCATTCAACAAATGACTGGTCATGCATCAAGAAGATAGGCACTCCATTGTTCTCTAAAAAGTCCGTGTACAGATATGATGACCAGCATTCCTATTATTACATCCTTGGATTGGCTAATCTTCCTCGTGCCAAATGGCGTGAGAGGATCAAGGCTTTCCAGGAGTTCCAAAGGAATTTCATCATGTCAAGGCAAGTCCTGAAGTATGATGACATGAATCCAACCAAGGATTGGCTTGCCGCACAAAGGGCCCTTGTTCCAAACTCTGGAAGTGGGGTCAACGCGTTGCGCAAATCCAACGGCAAGATACTTGTCAAGGTTGCCAATACTCCCGCTGTTTACAATGCTACGGCATCATTCCAGAACAAAGACAAGAGGCTTTCAGAACTTCCCAGTATCCGCAAATGGATTGTGTATGGCACGGAGGATGACAAGGAACTGCTTGCACAAATGCATACTTTCGGGTATTATCATGAGGGAGTCAACATGGAGACATGGATGGTCGCAAAGACCCATCACAAGTATTTCACAGACTTGACAAACTTCATCGAGATAAACGAATTGTTGAAAGGCAAGTGCAAACTGTTTGCAAAATTGAGTACCTTGGCGTTCGTGTATGGTGAGGTTTCCCCTTATTACAGATGGTTTGGAAACAATAAGCTCCTTAGTATATTGGATCCTGCAGCCAGTGAGATTGTCGACAAGATAATCAAACTGCAGACTGGAATGCACAGGACCTTGAATGCACAACATGGATTCAAGAAAGCCCAGGCATTGCACGGGGTCATGATTGACAAGGTGAAGGAGACCAACATGTGGGATTTTGAATTGCTTGCCTTACTCAGCAAGTTCAATAAGATTCATGCTGATTATGAGTTTCTCCAATTCATCAGGACCGCGGGCAGTAACAGGGATTACAGTTGGAATGGAGGATCGGTGTATTACAATACATTCGGTCCTGAGACTGTGAAATTCACAATTGACACGGCTAAGCGTAGGAAGATACGTTTGGCGTTAGCACATTATCAAACACCTCAAATAATTGAAAAATCAGATGAATCAGAGGAACCTTGTTGATTTTATGAACCACCCGATAACAGTGGGTGATGTGATTGCAGAGTGCGGACAAATAGGTATCCGCGTAGGTAAAGTGTTGCGTATAAACGAAAAAAGTCTGACTGTCACGGCAGAGTATGGCCAGAGCAAATGGGGCAATCGTGACAAAAAATACCTTAAAACCAGAGGTCATGAAAGTCTTGAAGAAGGCATAAAGGACCTTGAGAAACAGACAGAGTCAAGAAGTCTTGGACTTGCCCATTGGAGGACTTCTGGAGATTCAGTACCTTACATCATTAATTTAACCGCTTTAAACCTAATAAACCATGAAGATGAAACTTCTGAAAATCGGTAATAATCTTACCGTAATGACTGATGATGGTTCGATCATCACGACAAACAACTGCACGGATGAACTCTTTCAAAGGGTTCATTCCTTGTATGAGCAAGGCGACATTGAAAGCATCAAGAGGCTTCTTGTCCCTGAATTGAGTAATGAAGAGGCACGTTTCGCCGCCAAGAAGGAAATGGTAGCTACCATCAATGACCTTGCATCCGAGTATCCAAGTCTATTCAAAGTGAATGGCACAGCCCTTTACCGCACAGGCATAGAGCTGAGCATTCCTGAGGATCTTGCCATTGAATATGTACAGGCGTACAATGCATTCAAGAAACAAGACTTTGCTTTTGAAGGTCTTGAGGGTTTCAAGGCGTTCAAGTCCCTTGACAACTTCTGGATGTGGTGCGCGTTGAATCCCAATCCCGCGAGTCGTGAGGATTTGTTCCGCTTCTTGAAGCATCATGGCATGCCTATCACTTCGCAGGGCATGTTCCTCGCCTATCGTCGTGTCGTATCCTTGAACCGCACAGCTGCTAAAGACTTGATAGAGTTTGTATCAAATTCCTATGTGAAGGTGAAGACCATCTGGCGCATGGATCCTGCGAACTATTATGTGATATCCAAGAATGGGCAGTATCACATAGCTCCTGTCCTTGACGGTGATGCCGTGGGTAAGCTTGACAAGTTGTATGAGGAGTTGTCCAACCAGGAACAACAATTCACCGACAATCACACCCGTAGCATGGATTATCGCATTGGTGTGGAGGCTCGCATTGAGCGTCACGAAGGTAATCAATCCAATCAGGTGAGTTGCTCACGCGGATTGCATGTGGCAAGTAAAGCCTATGATTACTCAGGCTTCGGCGATACACCGATCCTCGTAGTTGTGAATCCAATGGATGTGCTTGCAGTTCCTCAAGGTGAGGATGGCAAGTTGCGTACCTCTGCATTCACTCCAATCGCAGTGCTTGATGACAATGATGAGAACTCATTGTTGGAGTCCTCCGACTTTGATGGTTCTGACATTCTTCTTGATCACTTCGCTGATCAGGTTGTGATGTTGAAGGAGATGGTTGCAGGCAGTTCTGTCTATGAATTGAATGTGAATCACATCCTTGGCGTGTCAAGTTCCGCAGCATTCAGTTCAATCTTCCATAATCTTGCCAATGCCGAGTCAGTCGTGAAAAACCGTCTGAACTTCATTTGGGAGCAGGAGGAAGCTGATTACAACGATTATCACGGTGATGAGGATGATGATTACTGTGATGATTGTGCCGATGGAAACCATTGTGAAGAACACTCATTTTAACCTTAACTTATGTTAGACGCCAAAAGGGCTGAAATACAAGATAAAGCGGTGGAAGCCTGGGTGGAGGCCGGCAAGAAAGGTACTGTTAACCTCAGTACTGGTATTGGGAAGACTTTCTGTTTTCTCAAGGCTTGTCGGCTTCTGCCGAAAGGCTCCAAGGTATTGTTCCTTGCAGAGACAACCCAACGTGAATTTGACTTGATGAAGGACATACAGTTCTTTGAGAAGGTCTATAGCTGGAATCTTCTGCAGGAACATAGCCTGACGTTCAGCTGTTATCAATCCGCATGCAAGTGGCAGAACACCCAATGGGATCTGGTATGTGCTGACGAGATACACAGCTCACTTACTCCTGTATATGGAATGTTTTACAATCAAAACCAGTATGGTGCGCTCCTCGGTCTGTCAGCAACGATAGACCGTGGAACCACCTACGTGGTTGACGAACAGGAAGTGGACAAGGGGATGATGGTTGATTCCATCGCACCTGTCTGTTTCAAATACACCTTGAATGAGGCTGTGAGTGACGGGACTGCCAAGAAACTGCGGATGTTCATAATCTATCATCAGCTTGATGATGTGCACAAGAATGTCCCCGCAGGCACAAAGGCGAATCCCTTCATGACGACAGAGAAGGCTTCCTATGATTACTGGGATTCTGAATTCAGAAAGACATTGTTCCTGCCTGAAGGACAGAAGAAACTGTTCCGCATAAGGATGACATCCGCGGGACGTGCGAAGGTGTTGTATAACCTACCAAGCAAGATAACCGCCGTACAGGAATTGTTGAAGGTCCTGGAAGGCAAGACACTCGTGTTTGGAAACAGCATTGACGCATTGACACAGGTAACACCCAATGTGATAAGCAACAAGAAAACTGACAAACAGAATCAGAAGATCCGTGAGGACTTTGACAATGGTGTGATAAACACAGTCGGTTCATTCAAGATGCTCAAACAGGGTGCGAACCTGAAGGATCTGGACAACACTATTCTAATGTCTTATTACAGCAAGGAGCTTGACATGATCCAGGCGATAGGACGTCAGAGGGTGAGTGACCAGACAGGTAATGTATTCATCTACATGACCTTGGGTACCCAGGAAGCGAAGTGGTACAAGAAGGCCATGGAAAACATCACTAACTATGAAGAAATCTATTGCAATGGCACGGAAGACTGCATCAAAAAGTACCAAGCCCTCATCAAATCTGAACAAGAAGCTTGTCAAACAACACAGTAAGATGTTGAAAAAGAACAAGTTGAGTAAAGATATTCGTATCGAGATGATGGACAGATATTTAATTTATAAAAACCTAGGTTATGTTTGAGATTATTGTAGTATCTTTATTGGCTTACCTTTGTTCCGGAGTACGGATTGCCTTCAGTAGGCAGATAAACGGTATATACTTATATGTTGTCTATCCTAAATATTACTGGAACAATGATCACTGGTGTAAGGTTACTAAATGTTATAGGATCATTCCGCTTGATGGAGGAGAGCCGCCATATTGAATGTCAGTACTGCTTTGGTGCTGAAGAGCTTACCAGCAATGGTAGGCTCTTCGTACCTTGCCCTGTCTGCAAAGGAGGTAAACTCTCAAACGAGGATCTTATAAAAGCCAATAAGAAATGGCTCAAGCAATTAAAGGATGACCTTGACAGTTTCAAAGAGGAGGAGTGATGAATGTAAATGTAGACCTTGAAAGGTTGAAGAAAGAAGGCCTTACGCCTGATGAATATTGCATACTGCATTGTATCTACAAAAGAGCGGATCCTATGGAATATATCTCCAACAAGGAAGCTTACAACAGTCTTGTGGAGGAGAAGTACATAAGGGAGAATCCTGATATTGAAGGAGTCTATAGCCTTACTGGCACAGGACTTTCATTGTTTGAGAAGCCTGATGATTTCATGCAGTTTGTAGATGAGTACCGCGCGTTGTTTCCCAAAGGAGTCAAGTCTGGAAATGGAACTCCGATACGCGGCGATAAGAATGGTATTGTAAAGAAACTCACATGGTTCCTGATGACATATCCGGAGTTTTCAAAGCGTACCATATTGGAAGCCACGAAACTTTATGTTGAGCAGATGAGGAGGAACGGCTATGCATACATGACACAGGCTGATTACTTCATCCAGAAGGCTGGAGGTTCAAAGCTGGCTTCACTGTGTGAGGACTTTGACAACAAGACTTCAAACATCCTAAGTACCGGAGAGAAAAGAATATGAGCATATTCAAGAACGTAAAAAACGAAATAAAAAAGAACAAACAAGTCCGTCTGGACGGTGGATACACATGTATTCCGTTTGTGCTTTTGCCTAAGCTTGGCAAGATAGTTCCCGGTATAGAACAGGAGAAGTATTATCTTGTGACTGCTAACAGTAAAGTGGGTAAGACAAAGCTTGCCGACTTCCTGTTTGTGTACAATCCTTATGAGTTCGCCACGAAGTATGAATCTGACATAAAGGTCAAGATATTCTACTTCTCATTGGAGGTCAGCAAGGAAGAGAAGATAAGCCAGTATTACAGTTACAGGTTGTACAAGGATCATGGGATAGTGATATCCCCTGAGAAACTGAAGTCAAGGTTTGAGGATTACATCCTTGAGGATGAGATTGAGACATTGATTGATGGATATGACAAGGAGATGGAACGTTTTGAGTCAATGGTTGAATTCATAGACAATGTGAAGAATCCATATGGTATCTACAAACACGTGAGGAATCATGCGTTCAAGAACGGTACTCATTATGACGTGAATGGAAACGCCATACCTTTGTCCGAGCTCATGAGTGATGATACCAAGGTGAGAGACAGGGCGAATCTGTCCATACACAGGTATGAGCCGCATGATCCGAATGAGTATGTGGTGGTTGTCGTGGATCACCTGAGTCTTCTGCATCCCGAAAGGGGCGCTGACCTATGGAGCACCATCTTCTCCTTCAGCAGCAAGTATTGTCTTGCTATGCGTGACAGGTGGAGATATATTCCAGTGGTCATCCAGCAGCAGGCAGCGGACCAGGAGAAACAGCAATTCACCTTCAAAGGTGACAGCATAGTTGCAAAACTGAGACCAAGTCCCGACGGTCTTGCGGATTGCAAACTTACCCAGCGTGATGTGAATGTGATGTTCGGACTGTTCGCTCCGCATCGTTACAAGATTGAGAATTACGAAGGGTATGACATTGACAGGCTCGGGGATAACTACAGGGAATTCCTTGTGATGTTGAACAGGAGCGGTTCGGGATTCACAAACATAGATTTATACTTCAATGGGGCTGTTAACTTTTTTAAAGAACTTCCTCTTCCCGGAGAAATCAAAGAAGAGCATTACAAAGGCATCGAAGCCACGAACAAGAAAGCCAGGTAAACCTACTCCTAAAAAGAAAAGGAAGAGGCTTCCAAAAAGAACAACTGATCATGCCATGGATATGGAGTATGACGTGATTGAATTCTCCGTCAATGACACTGTTGAAGTTGAGCAAGACATTGACAAGATCCTTGATTTCTTGAATGAGTTTCCTCCCAAACTGAAGGAACAAGTACTGGCTTCATTGAACAAGGAAAAAGAGATTTCAGACAAGGCGTTGTTCTTTGTGAGCAGCATGGCTGAGGATTCATCAAAGACATATTACCTGATATTATGCAAAGTGGTGACTCTTGATGAAAAAGGTTTGATGTTGTTGTACTCTACAAACCTTGATTTGATATCTTTGTACATGTCAAGAATAACAACACTGTCATATGATAAAGTCAAAGAAAGCTTCAAACTCAACCCCAAAGACGACAAATGAACTCATAGAGTTCGAATGTGATCGTTTGAAAACCTTGCTCTTGAAGAAGAACAGGGACTATAATGATTCACTGCATATCCAACCAATTCTGTTTGACATGGATGCCGCGACTGGAATAAAGGCGCGTATAAACGACAAGCTCAACAGGATAAAGCAAGTTGGATTGAATGACAAGACTGAGGATACTGTCGATGATCTCATTGGGTATCTCATACACTTACAGATTGCTAACAAATTAAACAATAAACAGAATGGTTAAAATCGTAGATGAGTCCCTTGGAGGGTACTCGGTTCTGGAGGATTTCCAGGGCCTGAAAGTTGAAAGTCCATCAGGACAGACAATCGCAAAAGTGAACACACTAAACGAGGCTTTGCAGTACATCGCCACACGTTTGGTGATTGAATCTGACAAGGTTCTTACTCTTTCAGAGTATGCAAGACTGCGCACTGAGATCTTTGAAAAGATCGTGGCTGCACAGGGAATCCAACAAATGGAGGA